TCATAACCTGAAGGTCGTTGGTTCAAATCCAACTCCCGCAACCAGCTTTAACATACAATTGCCGTCGGCCTTCGGGTCGGCGGCTTTTGTGTTTTGGGGTGCGGAAAGGCCTAGGATTGTTGCCAGTTCGCCGTGCAAGATCAGGTCGACGCCCTGGCGGCCTTCGCGGGGCGCGACTTCGATGAAGTCGATCAGGCGATCCAGAAGCGGGCGAGCACCGGCCATCGCTTCGCGATCGCCGGCGACAATCTTCGCCATGCTGTCAATCTGCTGGCGGTAGTCGGCAATGATCGCAGGATGCGCGATCATCGGTTCGATTTCGGGCATATCAGACTGCGATGCGAGCAAGGCTGCGCGCCGCGCGGCCAGCTGGTCAGCCTTCGCCTTCAGCTTGTCCGGCGCGATGCCGGCAATCACTGCATCGGCGATGCGATCTTCCTGCTGGTCAATCTCGGCCAGCTGTCGATCGAAGTCGGCGCGGCCTGCGATCAGGTTCCGGCGTTCCTCGGCCCATGCCAGGCGGAATTCTTCCAGATATGCGGCGATGACATCAGGATGCAGCAGGTCACGCTTGATCGCGGCCCAGACGCGGCGCTGCAGAACGCTGTCGGTGATGGTCGAACCGTTGCTGCAGGTTCCGGTCTGGCGAAAGGCGCTGCATCCCCATCGATCGGTCGAAATGATGATGACCGGCCCGCCGCAACAGCTGCAGCGCAGCTTGCCGGAAAAGAGGCGCGTTTTGCGCCGCCGCGAAGAATGGCTGGTCTTGCCTTCATCCAGGCGCGCTTGAACCTTCGCCCATGTCTCAGCATCGATGATACGCAGCTCGCAGACTTCCTGACTGACCTGGTCGGCGGTAGCATTCACGCGGGAAACACGCTTGCGGGTGTCTGGGTCTTTTCGGAAGGTCTGCCGGTTATAGACGATTTCGCCGATATACAGGCGATTGTGCAGGATGCCGTTGCCGCGCTTGCGATTGCCGACAATCGTGTTCGCGCGCCATTTGCCGCCGCGTGGTGACGGGATGCCTTCGGCATTCAATCGGCGCGCGATCGCGGTTGCGCCATCGCCAGCGGCATATTCTTCGAAGATCCTTTTCACGATTGCCGCTTCGGCATCATCGACTTCGCGCAGGCCGCGTTCGGGCTCGCCATCATCGCGAAATGCGAAGACCTTCCGGTAACCGTAGGAAAGGCCACCAGGGACGCGGCCAGCCTTCACCCTGCCGACATGGCCGCGCCGAACCTTGTCGGCCAGCTGTTCGAGAAAAAGCGCCGACATGGTTCCGCCCAGCCCGATATGCATCGAACCGACTTCGCCTTCGGAAAGGGTGACAATCTGCGCGCCGGCAAAGCGAATGCGTTTGAAGATGCCGGCCAGGTCTTCCTGGTCGCGCGAAATCCGGTCCAGACTTTCGGCCAGCAGGATGCGGGCCTTGCCGCTGTCGACCGCGGTGATCGCGGCGGTCAGCCCTGGCCGATCGCGAATAGTGCCGCTGACTGCTGGGTCAGCTTCTTCGCCGATGATGCGCCAGCCTTCGCGCTCGGCGCGTTCGCGCAGCAGGCGCAGCTGGTCTTCGACCGAATCCTGCGATTGCATAGCGGTCGAATAGCGGGCGTAGAGAATGGCATCGGTCATTTGCGGGGCGCCGAATCGTTGGTCCTTTCGGCCATCATGGCTTTGACGCGCAGCCTTGCCAAATTTCGCGCGAATTCGACCGTCTCGGCCTGGGCTGGTGCCAGGCCGCTATCACGGCAGTCGATTAGGGCGAAGGCGCCGCGCTCGGTCACTTGCGTTTCCTGATCGCGAAGCGGGAAACGACATGGCGCGCGCCATCCTCAAATTCGATCAGCGCGCTGTTCATTGTGCCGCGCGCGATGATGCGGCAGGGCTCGCCCTTCCTATCCGGCAGGTTCCGGCGCCAGTACCAAACACGGTCGAAGGGTATATCAGCCATCAGTCCAGCGCTTCGACAGCTTCGCTAATGCGGGTGACAGCGGCTTCGAACCAGCGGGCATCGCGTTCGATGCCAATGAAGCGCTTGCCGGCCTGGATGGCAGCAACGCCGGTGGAGCCCGTCCCCATGAAGGCATCACATACCGTTTCGCCGGTGATGTTGCGCATGATCTTGTCCATCACTGCCGGCGGCTTGATGGTAGGATGTTCGAACCGCTTCTTCAGGCTGCGATCGGGCGCGGCGGTGATCGATCGCCCCTTGTCGGCCAGATCGCCTTGCGGGTGAAAGCCTTTGTTCCAGGCGTGAATGTAGAACTCGCGATCGGGCCGGTAGTGCTTATTCGCCACCGGTTGCGGGTTGGCTTTGGTCCAATCCAGCAGGGCGAAGCGATGGAACTGACCGGCCAGCGCCGGCAGCACAGTCGGCAGCTGGTCATTGTGGCAAAAGCAGACAACGCTGCCGCATTGCAGGGTATTGAAGATCGCCAGATCGAAACCGTCATCGATGCCGGCATCGGCGATTTCGCTCATTGACTTTCGCGCCTTGCGATAGCGCCCGCCGCCGCTGGTGCGCAGCAGGAAGGGCGGGTCGGTAACATCGCAATCGATGAATCCGAGCGAAGGGCGAATGGCGTAGGCATCGCCCAGATGAAGCGTGGCGAGGATTTCCTCGCCGCGCCCGATCTGGACATGGCCGAAATGCCCGATGCGATTGATGGTGGTGACGGGGCTGGTCATCACTACGCCTTCAGTTCGGTCAGCAGGCCGACCGCCAGGGCGATCGATGTCTGCAGGTGTTCGATCGCGGCTTCGCGGTTTGGTTCTGGGTCGGCCAGGGCTTCCTGCGCTGACCAGGCATAGCCAGCGACTTCGGCGGCGCGGGCGGATTTCAGGTGCGGGAGGGGGCGCTTGCCATCGATTGCCAGTTCGCGTTTGCGGATAGCGCCCAGCCAGGCGCCGCGATCATCGAAGCGGACCGCGACATTCGTGATCGCGGGCATCGCATCGACGGGGCGCGCGCAAGCGACAAGGCGCAGCGACGGGCGTGTGGTGAAAGTCATTGCGCCACACCATGCAGGCGCTGCAAGCTGGGTCTTAGATCGAAGTGCTGACCGGCAGTTCCGCAAGCCATCCCATCATTTTGCGTTCGCTCTGAATTCGCGACCTGATTTAGCATGATTGTCATCGGACCATCTGGGTCAGAATAATCGGTGCGAAGCGGTCGCGCGCATTTTGCGCAGATCTGTCTGAAATTCCGACAGTCTCGGCAGGCCGGTGGATTGTGCTTTGTCATCGGGTTTGGCCTCCGGTTGCGAATGCGGCTTCGCGTTCGCGCTGCATTTCTTGCCAGACCTGCATTTGCAGGCGCTTTTCCAGCTTGGCTTCTTCGGCCCGCTCGGCCTTTGTCAGCGGGCGCTGGATACGCAGATCGGCCAGTTCATCGCGCCGGCGATCATCGGCAGCGCGGCGTTCTCTCCAAAATGGACCGCGTCTCATGCCGCAATCCTTTCTTCTTTTGAGAACAGGTCATCGAAGGCGATCAGGAAGCGGTCCTGCGCTTCATCGGGGTGCCAGGCGCGGCGGATGCCGATGCTGGTCAGCTGGCCGCGATCGATGCTGGCGAGAATTGGCCAGTTGTCGCCGGCGCCGCCGTGCAGATCGCGCTGTTCGATCGCCAACGCCTGAAGGTCGGCGTGTTTGACGGTGTCGCGGCGGTAGTCGGTCCATTTGAAACCGAAGCGATCGGCCATGCGCAGTTCGAAGCGGGCTTCGATGCGGCGATAATCGGGCAGCTGCATCTTCAGCGGCCTGGTGATGTCATGCAGGAAGGCTTCGGCGGCATCATGCATCAGCGCGCAGCGCATCAGCTGCAGGCCTTTGTCGCCGCCCAGCTTGCGAGCGATCGGCCTGACCAGCTGCAGAACCAGCAGACTATGCTGGGCGATGGTGTAGAATTTGCGAGTCTGGCCGCAAAAGCGGGGCTGGCGCAGGCCGGCAGCGACATCAGCGCCGGTGATGACGCTGCAGTCCGGTTCGGCCAGATCAAGATAGGCGCCCGAAAGCAGCCTGATCGCGGTTTCGCTGATCGCCAGATCGGGCGCGGCGGTGTCATTGTCCTGCGCGCTCGCCCTGCAGTCCCCGCACCGCAGAACGCCGCCGATATGTTCCCAATCGGGCGGCAGCGTCTTGTCGTGCCAGTTATGCTGCGCGCCGCATTGCGAGCAATGATAGGTCTTGATGTTGGTCATAGGACAAGCTCCGAAGTGAGGCAGGCGCCGATCGCGGCGACCAGGGCGAGGATGGAAAGCGCTGTCGCCAGCTGGGCGATGGACTTGCGGCGGCGGGTGGTGATTTCAGCGACCGGAAAAGGGCGGGGCGACCGGCAAGCTGCGCAGCGGCAATCGGCGGGATGGATGGCGTTCGGTTTCATCAGGCGGCCTTCTTTTGCTGGGCTGCGCGGGCATCGCTGCGCAGCTGGTTTGTGAGCCTGGCGAGCGCGACCTGATCGCGGCCAGGCTCCAGGTGCCAGCGAAGGGCGATCACCGCTTCGGCCTGGCGCATCAGTGTTTTCGTGAAACCGCGCTGCGAACGCGCGATGCCGGCGATGGTGGCGATCGATGCATCCAGCGCATCGCGGCGCGCCGCCCTTGTATCGACCGGCGCGGGCTCGCCCTGGCTGCCAGCGCTGGCGATGAATTCCCAATCGGCGACCATTTCTTCAAAGATCGCTATTTCGAACGCGGCATCTTCAGATGACAATTCACCGGTGGCGATCTTGGCCGGAAAGCCCTTGCGCCGCGATTCCAGCATCGATCTGGCCATGGCCAGCAGCGCATCGAAATCATGGGCGAGCGCTGGCGGGTCGAAACTCTCGATGCCGCGCCAGGTGCGGGTGCGGGGTGCATCGGTCATATGATCGGCCCCTTCGCGGCGTCGGGCTGTTCGAAGACCCAGCATTGCTGCGCCTTGGAATCCTCGCCTGGCGGATTGACTGCCTTTGTCGCCTTCCAGCGGCGGGACTTCGAACCGCGCAGCAGCTTCTTCAGCTGGTCCATAGGCGGCGGATAAATGCCGGCATTGCGACAGCGCGCTTCGAAATCGGGTAGATTGATGGCGATCAGTTCGCTGGGCCTGCGCGACCGGTTCAGACTGTTGCCTTCTTCATGGTCGTTCAGCTTTTCGCGACCGATCAGATAGTCGACCTTTTCCCAGAAATCGGCGATCAGCGGGTGATCGCCGCCGGCGGAATTCTGGCGGTCCAGCGCCATCGCATCGACTTCGGAAAGCGCTTGGCCGACCCATTCGGGGCGGCAGTTCGGAAACAGTTTCGGCAGCGCTTCGATCGCAGCGGCCAGCTGGCTGTGACATTTGATCGGGCGAGCGTTGGAAAGGCCTTTGACCCGCTTGCCCATCTCGCTGTCATGGTGGCGGAACCGGTCGAAGAAAAAGTCCAGGAAGTCCCGTTCATGCCGTGCGATATGGACAATCGTGCCGCTGCAGGATTCCAGCGGCCAGCTTTCTAGGCGCTGCGCGGCCTCCTTTGTTCCTGGTCCCCAAAGTGACTTGTCGATCGACATCGACATCAGGCGTTCCAGAACAGCAGGAATCGCATCGATGCGTTCGTTCTGCATCAGGTAGATGCTGCCGAGAAACGGCGGTTCTTCGGTTTCGAATCCGCCAGACTTTCGCCCGATGCCGCGCGGGCTGCGCCCGTTGTAAAGAACCAGCAGGTCATTCGGGTCGAAGCGCCGGCCATGCGAGCGCTTTTCATCATCGCGCCCGCTTTCGATCAGGCCGACCGGCAGGTTCGAAACCTTCACCATCGATCGGGCGAGGAATGCAGGGGTCGCCTTGTTCGGGTCGAAACCTTCGTAACCGACGCGGCCCAGCAGCTTCCAAAGGAATTCGATCAGCGTGGACTTGCCCGAACCAGGCGGGCCGGTGATTTCGAGAAAGCCCAGCGACTTGTGACGTTCGCGAATCTGGACCGCGAAAATGGACATGACCCAAAAGCCGAGCGCGATCATTCCGCGCGGCCCGTAGGCAGTCCAGACATCATCCAGCCAATCGAAGCGCAGCTGATCGGCGTCATAGTCGATCTGCAACATTCGTTCGGCGGTGCGCAGCTTCACCGCATTTCGACCGACATCGAAGTAGTTTTCCGAATTGACGGTCAGGACGCGGCCCTGGTGGATGGCCAGATCGCCCAGCACATAGGCGCGGTGCGCTGCCGAATAGCCGGTGAAGCCGATCGGTTCGACAACCTTCAGGCGGCGGGTCTGGCGCTTAATCAGGCGGTCCAGCTGTTCGCCGGTTCCGGTCCAGCTGCCGGCGAAGTCCATCAGCCGTTTTTTGAATTCGCCGCTATTGGCGCAGGCATTCGACGAAAAGCGGGCCTTTACGGAATTGGCGCGATCGGGAAAGTCGATCTGCAGGAAAAAGGTTGTTTCATCGGCGATTTCATCGCGTTCGCGGTAGAGCAGGCGGAAGGCGCAGTTCGCGATTTCGATCGGGTAAATCTGGGTCCCGTCTTCATCCTCTTTAACGGTGACCCAGAACAGCCGGTTATCGTGCCGCATATCGAAGCTGTTCATCAGCTTGCCCTGCCGCTTTGCCCGATCGACTATCAGGCGCGCCTTTTTCTGGGCGCTGTCGGCAATGGTGATTGCGCCATTGTGCAGATATTCTTCGATCTTCGCGGGGCCGAGCGGTCCATCGCTGGGCTTGCCATCGAATGACTGATGGCGCAGCAGCAGGTCGTTCCAATCCAGCTTGGTTCCCTCGCCATCGGGGCGAACCTGCGCGGCGGTGGCAATCCAGCCTTCAGCTTCGGCGCGCTTTACGTGCTTTTTCGTGTAGAACACGCCGGCGGCGCCGACATCGAATGCGAACACCAGGCGCGGGCGGCGCTGGATGCCGCTGTCGGCGAGGAACTTCCCCAATTCAGCCAGAAAGTGTTCTGGGTAGGGATTGACCGACATGTTCGAAACCGCCTGGACCTTGCCGCCCTGTGTCAGTGCGGTGGCATCGAAAATGCCTTCGGCAAACCAGATGTCATCGGCGGCGGCAAGGGTTGCCAGTGTGGTGCCGTTCGGCATCCAGACGTGCCCTGCCCATGGGCTGCGCGGCTTGAAATGGGCCTTCTTCTCGAAGCGGCCAGGCTTGTCGATGATGCGTTCCCACCATGAACCGCCCAGCAGATCATTGGTTATCGGGAACCGGATTGTCGCCGAAGTCTGGCCGGTCTTCGCATCGCGGAAGACCTCTTGCGTGAAGGTTCCGCGCAGCAGCTGCATATCCAGCCCGCGTTCATGTATCAGATAGGCTTCGGCTGCCGCGTCGGGCTCGGTCTCGGTCGCGGGGAAGCGCTTCGACCAGTCTTCGAACAGATCGGGCAGCAAGTTGCGAACGGTGTCCTGCCAGCCACAACGTTCGCTGCGCCCGCATCGGACAATCTTCGGTTCCTTTGCCGAGCAAAAGGCTTCGCGCTTGCCGCATTGCGGACAGGTGCCTTCCTGCAGCCAGGCGCCACCGGTCTTCTTGAACCGGAAATCCCGCTGCAGCGCCTTGATGACTTCATCGGCCAGATTCATAGCGCGACCGCCTGCGCAACGGTGCGAATGATGGCGAGTATGGTCAGGCCGATCAGCAGCAGATAGGGCCAATCGGGCCAGCGGCGGTCTATCCGCATGATGATGTCGATGAATTTGGACAAGGCGGTTCCTCCGACCGCCGAAGCGGCCTGCAAAATTGAAGCGATCTGTGTGCTGTGTGGCGGTCAGCCGGTGGCGCGCGCAGGCGGTGGCGGTTCGAAGAAAGTGGGCTCGCCATCATGGCTTTCGCCGACAGGGGGGCGGATATGCGGAACCTGGTCGCGCGGGCAGACCGGCAGGTCCAGATCGGGCCGTTCGATGTTGCCTTCGACAAGGGTGTGAACGAACACGATGTCGGCGCGATAGGTGTGACCGCATCCTGAATCGGTGCAATGGCAGACCAGCTGGGTAGTGGTTTCGGTGACACGATCGGACCGACGAACGAAGGCGGGTGCATCGCATTTCGGGCAGTTCACAAATGAATTACGCGATGCGCGCTTGCCGCCCGATTCCATCCGGAATTGCAGCGGCGCTTCGATCAGCGGGCCTTTGATAAGTGCTGCGCCTTCGCCGCTCATTTCTCTTGCTCCCCTAGTGCTGCCAGGCAGTCGGTCATGCTGTCGACCGCTTCCTGCAGTTCCTTTTGCGCGCGCCGGCGTGTCTCTCGGCAATCGCTGTTCTGGATGGTTTCCAGCAGGGCGGCGACCGCTTCGCCCGATTCCTTCGCAGTGTGGCCGATCAGATTGACCAGGCATTCGACATCATCGCGCGTGGCCAATTCGACGCGCAGGGCGAACAGGCGATGGAACGGCGCGTGATCGCCGCCCGATGCGATGTAGGCGCGGTCAAGCCGCTCGGCATCGATCAGGCGGATTTCGGTTTCGCAGTCTGGGTCTGACCAGTTGCGGACCGCGCGATCGGTAACACCGCACAGCGCGCCGCATCGGTCCCAGCCAATGCGCGCGGCGATGGTGGTGAGCGCGGCATGATAGGTCAAAGGCTCGCGGCGTTTGGTCATTGTGTCGCTGCCTTCATTCCGCCGCCGCGATTGAAGTCGCTTGCGCCGTAGATGCGGTTATCATCGGCATCATGGGGAATGAACGAAGCAGCGCGGCGGTCGACGCCATAGAACCGGTCAATCGCGCCCTGGTCGCGCATGATCTGGCGCGGATAGATGTCAGGCCGAAGATCATGGCGCGACACGCCGTAGAGGCGTTCGGCCTGCAGAACGTATTCGGCAGGCAGTTGCTTCGAAGAATTGACAATGCGCGACATCGTCGATTGCGGGATACCCAGATCGCGGCCCAGCTGGCTGATAGTGCCAGCAGCGTCGACACAGGCTTCAAGTGCTTCGTGGCGGGTCAGTGCTTTACTCATAAATGGGTAACTACTCGGCAATGAGTATGCAGTCAACCCATAATTGTGTGGAGCGTGACTATCCAATTTTGGGTAGGGCATCGGTCATGTCGAGATTCCGACCGGAGCGAATGAAAAGTCTGCGCAAGCAAAAGGGCTGGTCACAGTCCGAACTGTCGCGCCGCTCGGCAGCTTCCCAGCAAACGATAAATCGACTTGAAAAGGGTGACACCGACCATCCGCGCGACCTTTTACAGATCGCGCGTGTTTTGGGCACAACGCCCGAATACCTAATGGGTGAAACCGATGATGTCGGCGCGGTCGGCGAAGATCGACTTCCCTACACGCCGCCGCCTGCCGATGACCGGATTCTGGAAATTCCCGTCATCGATCTCGCCTATGGCATGGGCGGAACCTATCTGGACGGGGTCGACCCTGAAGCGCGCAGCGAACCGTTCCCGCTGTCATTCATTCGCCGCTACACCAAAGCCAATGCAAGCGATCTGGTGATTGCCGATGGCCTTGGCGACAGCATGGCGCCGACCATCGGGTCGAATGACCAGATGCTGATCGATCGCAGTGTCGACACGCTGCGCATTGCCGACCAGATATGGGCCTTCAGCTTTGGCGGTGTGGGCATGGTGAAACGGCTGCGCCCGCGCCCCGATGGCAGCATCGCCATCCTATCGGACAATCCGGCAGTGCCGGAAGATCGCGCGGTCGATGGCGAACTGCATCTGGTGGGCCGCGTGGTGGCCATTGTGAGGAAGGTTTGATGCGGTTTCTGATCGGATTGGCAGCATTCGCATTGGCCGCTTGTGGTGAAGACCCAGCGCCGCCGCCAGCAGTAGAACCGACCAGCTTCACGATTTCGCCCGATGATCTATGGAAGCCATCGCCCGATGACATCTGCCGCGCGCGCAATCCCGCCTTCCTCTCAGACCTGACCGACAGGATTCGCGCTGCGCTGCCACCTGAAGACCTGCCAGGGTTCGAATTCGCTGGCTTTAATGTCACCAGTGATCGCGGTTCGGGCCGCGAAGCGGTTTTGCGGTTCCGCGCAGGCGATGGAAGTGAAGCGCCCGCAACGATGGTCGCGGTCGGCCAGATTGACGCCGCAACCTGCGCGATCGGGCCGATGCAAATGGGCGCCGGTGTAAGCGCGATGGACCTGCTGGAAGCCGAGACAGTGACGGTTCCTTAGGCGCTTTCCAGTTCGAGCGATTGCTGGAGCCCGTTGCTGCCGAATGTGGTTTTGACGGTCTTCACCAGCCATTCGACCGCATCGACCCGTTCGCTCCATCCCTGCAGGGTGACGCGCATATCGGGCTGCAGCGCAGGGTCAGCGATCGCCAGTTCATAGGTGAAGGTGTAAGGCGCGCGGGCGCTGCGCGACATCTCGGCTTCGGCAGCCTGGCGGGCTTCGGCTTCGCTGGCATATACGCGGGGCAAGCGGCGGCGGTTCTCGCCGCCGACCTGGACGGTTCGCCGCCTGCCGGCATCCTGGTCCTGCCATTGCGCTTCGGCGCCATCATAATTGCCGCGATCTGCCTGGCTGAAGGTCCAGCGCCAGCCCTTGGCCTTTGTCAGCGTGATCGCATCCAGCGGGGTGCCGCCGGCGGTGGAAGATGATGCAATCGGCAGGAACAGCAGCAGCTGGTTCTTCCAAGTCGAGATCGCGTCATAGCGAACGCCCAGATCGCGAACGAAGGCCATGTCGCTTTTGCCTTCCTGTTCGATCACTTCGATCGCCTGCGATGCCAGTTCGGGCGCGACCTTGGCGCTGCGCCCATGGCGCTGGGCGATTGCGTCCAATATTGCGCCCAGCGTGGTGTCGCGCCAGGATTGCGTTCGCCGCTGGCGCAGATCGCCGGTCAGATCAGCCGATCTGCCCACCAGAATGACCGTGTCGGGCGGGCCTTCTTCGGCGACTTCATCGACCGTAAAAGAGCCCTTGTCGACCAGGCCGACAGCAACATCATGCCCGCTTTCCCAGCCCATGCCGAGCGATATGACCGCGCCAGTTTCAGGAACGGCCAGCAGGCCATCGGTGTTCTGCAGCCTGATTTCGACTTCATCGGCTTCGGCTTCGCGCGATTCGGTCAGCGTGGCATCGATCAGTCGTTCGCTGATAATCGCCGCCAGGCTGGTGCCGTTTTCCAGTTCCAGCGTGATGCCGGCCTTGCGCGCTGTCATTGCGCCGCGCCTTCGGCCTGCTGGTCATCGCCGCGTTCCAGCGAAATGGTGAAATCGATCTGGCGGGGAATGCCGCCGGCCATGATGGTGCGATGGTCTTCATCCAGCGCGGTGATGCGATACTGGCCGAGAATGCGGCCCGCGCCATCGATCAGCGGGTAGGTTTCACCGGTGTCAGCCATTTCGGCCAGCGTGGACATGGCGGCAGGGTCTGCGCCCAATTCGGGAACCAGCAGGCCCGCCAGCTGGATGGTTTCTTCACCAGGGCCGATGAATTGCGCCGCCGGCCTGTTGCCGTGGCGTTCCGCCTTTTCATGGTGCCAGGCGCGGCGGCGCTGCAGGCTGTTATAGGTCGCGGTGTCAATTCCGAAAACGAACATTCCCAGCGACATCAGCTGAAGGGGCGAAAGCTGGCTGGTCATGCAATGCCATCCTCGTAACTGCGCCGCGCGGCGCGGGCCTGGCGGCGTTCCAGTTCATCGGCGACCCGAACCGCCAAGTCCTGGCCGCTTTCACCATCGCGCTGGTAAATCTTGATGGTGATCGACCCGCCGCCGATCGGGCTGCTGCTGGCCGCTGCCGGCAGCGGTTGCGGGCTCGCCAGTGCAGGCGCGCCCAGGGCGAGCGAACCGGCGGCTAGTGCGCTGCCGGCCAGGCGACCTGCTGCATCGCCGACGCGGCGGCGCTGCCGGTCAAGCCCGATGGCCAGCCCTTCACCGGTATCGGTGCCGATCGCCATGAAGACACGCGAAGGGGATGCGATGCCCAGGAATTCGCGCACATTATTGATGCCCGCCATCACCACATTTTTGAGCGCGTTCCAGACAGCGCTGGCCGCATTGCGAATGCCGCGCGCCAGCCCTGCAATAATCTGGCCGCCGATCTGCGCGGCGCGGGTGTGCAGGCCGGCCCAGAAACTGAAGGCAGCGGTCAGTCGGTCTTTGACCCATGTCACCGCGCCGCCGACCGCCTGGACGCCTTGCCAGAACGCCGCTTTGATCGAATCCCAATGGGTATAGATCAGGTAGGCCGCGCCAGCGATCGCGGCGACAATCAGCGTGATGACCAGGACAACGGGATTGGCGAGCATCATCGCGCCGGCGCGCAGCAGGCCGCGCGCCAGAAACATCGCAGCCAGGCGGATTGCACCGAAGGCGCGCGTGGCAACGCTTGCCACCGTAGCGAGCCCGCTTCGGAACATCACGAATTTGCGCAGCAGCCAGATTTTCGTCACCCCCATGCGGCGGAACCAGGCGATGCCGGTGGCCAGCGGGCCGAACAGCGCGCCGATTGCCAGCTGCGCTGCGCCCAGGCCCAGCTTGAAGACCGCCAGGCCGGCGACAATTTTCGTGATGGTAGCGGCAGCTTCGGGGTTGCGCGCCGCCCAATCGGAAACCCGCTGGGCAAGACCTGAAATCATACCCAGCGCTTCGTTTGCCACTGGCAGCAATGTGGTGCCGAGCGTGATCGCCAGTGTCGAAACCGAAGTCTTGAAGGCGTTCCATTGGACGGTTGCATCGCGCGCGGCGCGCTGGTCGAAGGCGGCATCGACCGTCCCTTCGGAATTCATCGCCGCATCGCGAATCTGGCGATATTCATCGATGTTCTGCATCAGCGCCATGATGCCCTGGCGCGCCTGCATATCTTCGAAGGCGTAGCCAAGCCGCGACAGATCGCCGCCGGTCGCTTCTTCGGTTATCATCGCGATGGCTTCCAGCGACGAATAGCCCTGTTCTTCCAGTTCGGCCAAAGCCGCCGGCAGATCGACGCCGAAGTTCCGCTGGAAGGCGCGAACGGTGGCGGGCGCGTTTATCTTCGCCATCAGGTTCTGGATATTGTTCGCCGCCTGGTCTGCGCCGCCGGCGGTGTGCATCGCGACCTGCAGCGCTGCCGACAGGTCGGCAACAGCAGGAACGCCTTCTTCGCCCAGCGCCGACATCTGCGCGGTCAGCGCGGGGAAATGCCGCGCCATATCGCGCACTTCGAATCCGCCCTGGTTCCCCGATGCGGCCATGACATCCAGCGCGCGGCCTGCATCCAGCGACGCAACATTCAAGTTGTTAATGCTGGCATAAGCCGCCGCCGCCGCATCGGGGATGTCGACCCTGTAAGCGGTGGCCAGGCGCGATGCCGGCCCTATCGCCGCGGTCGCTTCATCCAGGCCCATGCCGCGCGCCATCAGCAGGTCGAGCCCAGCGCGAACGTCTTCAGGCATCTGGTGCGCGCTTCGCGCCATCAGCTGGATGTTGCGCGCCAGCTGGTCGGTTTCCGCATTGGTCAGCGCGGCCTTTTGCTGGATGTCCACCATGCCGCTGGAAAAGTCTGCGGCGGCCGCAACAGCTAGAACCAGCGGGGCGGCCAAGGCAGCGCCCTGCTGCATATTCTCCCGCCCGCGTGCCATCATCGCATCGCCGCGCGCAGCCATGGCGCGGCGGTCGCCTTCGATAGCGTTCAAGCGGCGGCGCTCGGCCAGTTCGGCATTCGTGCTTTCGATCTGGCGTTCCAGGCGGCGCTCTTGATCGATCAGGCCGCTGACATTGCCCGATGCGCCATCGATTTCGCGGCGGACATCGCGCAGCTGGGCTTCGAGACGCCGGCCTTCACCGCGCAGTTCCGCCAGCGACCGCGCGCCGCGATTGCCCAGGCGCATGATGGAGCGCAGCGAATCGGACATCCGATCAATGCCGACAAAGTTGACCATCAGCGACAGCTTGTTCGACATCGGTTACTTCGTCCCTTTTGCTCTCGTCCGGTTCCACCAGCTGACCGCTTTGTCATTCCAGAAAACCAGATCGCCGATGCTCATTTGCTCCAGTTCGGAAAGCGGCCAGTGAAACACGCCGGCGATATTGGCGATCAGGTCTTCGGCTGATGCTCCGCAATCATCCGGTCCATCAGTTCCCGTTCGCCCCGCGTCATAAAAAAACTGCGAATGCCGCCCCCGATTTCGGTCAGGTCGGCAGGGTCCAAATCCTGGCATTCATCGGGCGTAAGCGCGGGCTCGGTAACGCGCGGAATCAGCTTCAGCAGCGCGGTGATGTCCAGGCCGATGACATCGGAAAGCACTAGGCCGCGCAATTCGCCTGCCTTTGGCTTGCGAATGGTCAGCTGGTCGATTGTGATTTCGCCGCGCGTGATCGGTTCGATCAGCTTGGCGGTGATGAAGTTCTTCGCCTTGGTATCGCTGGCGGGCGGGGCGGGGCTCTTGTCGGTCATGCGGGGCTTTCCTTTAAGGTGATCGGGCGGGGCAAAGGGCTGGCCAGTAACAGGGAACCGACCAGCCCAGACCTGCGATCGGCTGCCCCGCAAAAGGACCGACCGCCGATGCGATCATCAGTTGGTGATGATGTCCATGATCTCGGCATAGCGATCGATGCCATCGACCAGAAAGCGGCCTGCGATCATGTCGATTTCAACTTCGGTTCGGCCATTCACCACGCGGCGATAATAGGACAGCGGACAGGTGAATTCGTGTTCGGTGTCATCGCCAGGCTTGGCGGTGCCGGTCGAAATCTCGGTGAAGCGCCCGCCGATATAGCATTCGACCGCTTCGGCGGCGCTGCCATCATCAGCCTGGAACGCGCCGGTCAGCCGAACGCGAACGCCATCGACCTGGGTGGTGCCGAACTTGCGAATCAGCGCGGCAACATGGCCGCCCATCTTCAGCTTCGCTTCCATCGCTTCCAGACCCATGTCGATCTTGATCGGGCCGACCATGCCGCCGCCGCGATAGTCTTCGGTCGCGATGGCCAGGCTCGGTTCTTCGAATTCGGCGACTTCGCCCAGATAGCCGCGCCCGTCGACATGGGCGTTCAAGTTCTTCAGTTTCTTGGGGATGCCCATCGGGGTTTCCTTTCAATCACAAGAGGGGCGGGCCGCTGCGCTCAAGTAGCGAAGCGGTAGCGCGAAAAAGATCAGACCAGCTGGTCAGCGAAACCGGCGTAATAGAAGTCAGTGATAACCAGATCGACATTCGGGTTTTCGAGCGGCGCGACCGGCGTGAACTGGATGCGGAAAACAGGGCGGCCCTGCGCCAGTTCCTGTGCACTGTTCCGGTCGGCATCGAAGAACATTTCGGCGCCCTGGATGCGGCCTTCGGTCACCAGCTGGCGGAACCGCGCATTGCCGGTTTCCAGCAGGTCTTTGATAAGCCCGCTGGTGATCGGCTGATCGATGAAGGGCGCGACAATCTGTTCGACGATTTCCTGCAGTGCGAAGCTGGTGCGAACCGCGCTTTCGAATGCGAATTCGGGCTGCTGGTCGCTGGCGCAGGTGCGGTTCCCCCAGAACCGGAAGCCGCTGTTGCGAATGATCGTGGTCACTTCTTCGGCGTTGAGCAGGCCGGCAGGGGTCGAAGGGTCGGTCAGATCGAAGTGAACGTCATATTCCAGGCCGGTGACGCCGATCATCGGGACGTTCGACAGGGTCTTGTGCCATCCGATCGATTCATCGATCTGCGCGCGCAGGCCGAGCGCGCGGGCAATCGCATCGCCGCCGCCTTGCGCGGTGTCAGGCCAGATGACCATCAGTTCGCGATGACCGAACTGCTGGCGATAGGTGATCGCCTCGGCTTCATCCACGGCAGGGGTAAAGCCATCGGCGCCCTTTGCGCCGGCATAGACGAAACCGCGCAGCTTCTTCGCCACGGCGACCATTTCTTCGACAACGGGCTGGCTGTCCAGCGCAGGCGCGCCGATGATGGTCGGCTTCACGCCCAGCTGGGTCGAAGCGGCCAGCAAGGCCTGCAGGCCGGTATAGGTGCCGCCATCGGTCGCCCCGATGACATTGGCATCGGTTTCGGGCTGGTCGGCGCCTTCTTCGACGCGAACGACAATAACGAACGGACTCGCCTGGTCCCCGATCGCGGTCAGTGCAGGGCCGAGCGTTCCGCCATCGCCAGCCTTGCCGGCAGCGATGTCGACATCGCCCGAAATCAGGACGGGCTGATTCAGCGGGAAGGCAGCGTTCAAAGCGGCTTGTGCCTGCGCATCGCCGGTGGTGGTGGCGGTCGCGATCAAGCCAATCACTGCCGAAGACAGGGCGGCCAGCGCGCGCGGGCCGGTGGCGGATTCGGTTAGGGTCAAGCCGTGATGAAACATCATTCGTTCCTTTAGGTAGCGACCGCGCGCTGGCGCGCCTGGCCGAAGTCGATCGGGATGGTAAGCGTTTGCAGCTGGTTTTCTGCCGGAAGGTCATTGCGGCGCCCTTCGATGCGCAGGGTCAGCTTGCCGCTGGCAGGCTCGCCCAGCAGGTTCACGCGGGTCAGCTGGATGCGCGGTTCCCAGCGCGAAAGGGCAATGGCGGTGGCGGCGTGCAGCAGCATTCGCAGCGCCGCGTTAATCGGGCGATCGATCAGTTCGAACAGCAGCGAACCATAATCACGCCGCATGACGCGGCTGCCCAGCGGCGTGGACAGAATATCGCCGATCGATTGCGCCAGATGCGCTTCGCCCGAAAGGGCGCGTCCGGTGGTTCTGCTGGTGCCGTTCATGGTGTGCAGCAAAGCGCGGTTCGCGCGCGAAAGGCCAGCGGCTGCGCGGGTGGATGCCGCTTTGACCGCCGCGCTTCACAAGGTTCGCTGGTTAATCGGGCTTCAGTGTCTTTGCCTGGCCGGATTGAACGCCGCTGTGAACGTGGTTTTTCAGGCTGACACCGCCGCCCAGAACATCATCATCGGCGGTTACAGTCTCGGTCACTGTCGCCGCCCCGTCAATCGCAACATCGCCGCTAATGTCGACATTGCCCAGGATGGTGACATCGCCGCGCAGGGTGATGCCGCCAGGCGCTTCGATCTCGGCAGTGGCGCCCGCTGGCAGAATGGCGCGCAGCTGGCCGGCATCGGCATCATAGGTGATCTGCGCGCCATCGGCGAATTCGATCATCTCCATCGCTGTGCTGCCGAGCGGCGGGAAGTCGTTTTGCCATAGGCCCGGCAAGGCAATGGCGCTGCCGATCTGGCCATCGGGTGACAGCAGCAGAACCTGTTCGCCGGTGCTGGGCGGTGACCAGATGCGGGTTGCGCCGGCGCGCGGTGTCAGCCAGCGAATGGGCGGGGTTTCGGCAGGCGCGGCATCATCGGGGTCACCATAGAGCACAATGCAGCGCGCAGCGCCCAGATCGACCGACAGCACGGTTCCGATGCGAACCAGCGCCGCGATGTCGGCAGGGATGTCTTCGACCTGGCGGCGCTTGCTGTAAGTCACCGCGATGATGCGTCCTGCAGGCGGCTTGCCAGCGCGCTGCCGGCTTCGGCCTTGATGGTGTTGCGGGTGCAGATGCGGACATCTTCAGCGGTAACGGTTACGAATTCGGGCTCGGTTGCGATTCCGTTTCGGGCGGTGCCATTGGCGTCATCAGCTTCGGCTCGGTCCAATCCTGCACTGCCGGCGTCATCCAGCTGGGCCGTTCGACCGGTTCCAAAAGGATCTTCGGCGCGGTGATCGCGGGCGGCGGCAGGGGCTGCGCTGGCCTGGCATCGATCACGCGCGGGCCGCATCCCGCCAGCAGCAATGAAGCGATCAGCATCGCGCAAAGCGCGCTCGGTTTCGGTTTCGGCATTTCGGTCAATCCCTTCGGCAATGTCGCGATAGGTCGCTTCCTGTTCTTCGCGCGCGGCCAAGGCCAGTTCTTCAGCCTTGGCCTGCGCCTTCAGCATGGCATCGATGGTCGCCTGGCGCGTTTCGGCGGTTTCAATCCATCCGGTGATCTCCACCGGCCAGACCTTCAGCCCTTCCAGGCGAACGGTCTGGACAATGGCAAGGCCAGCCAGGGCGAGGATAATCGCCCCGATCAGCGCAAGCCATCCGGCCTTCAGCGCGATCTGCGCAGTCGCCCAGCCAGGCATCACGCTGGGTAACCTTTCCAGGGCAATTGCCAATGCGGACCATCTTTGAAACTGCGCCAATCGCCTCCCCATTCGATCGGGACATCCAGTTCGCGCGCGGCTTGCTTAACGGCGGCGGCGATCTTGTAATAAAGCGGCCAATCCCAGCGGACTTCACCATCGACATAGGCGCCCAGATCGACAGCATGGCCAGTGAGGTGGCGGCTGTTCATGGTCTTGCTGGCGCCCTTGGCGACCAGCTGGCGCTGGCGGGCGCGGGTGCGCAGACCTTCCAGCACGGTGAAGTCGACTTCGGTGATTTCGATCGCGCGTTCGACAACCTTCACCAGATCGGGATGAACGCCTTCCAGGCGGGACTTGCTTCGCTTCGACAATCTGAATTTGGTCATCGGTCAGTCTCCAATTTATGCGGGCCGCTCGCCTTCAGTTGTTGGCGCAATTCCAGCAGGTGGAAGATCGCCGAAATCCAAAGGCTGACATGGCCTGCATCGAACAGCCATTCGAAGCGCGGCAGCGAATCCAGCCCGCCATTCAGCGCCAGCAGCAGTCGGCCATTGCCAAAGCAAAGGATGGCCGCGCCCAGGAAATAGGTGCCCGCGCGGCGCAGGGGCGAACCGCGTTCGATCAGCCCAGCTTCGAAAATGAAGACGAATAGCGCCACATATCCGATCGCGACGGTGACGGTGTTGCCGAGCGTGAACTCGGCCAGCCCGAAGGCTATCAGGACAGTCAGCGGCAGCAGCCAGACTTCGGGCGCGGCGCGTAGCTTCTCAAGAATCCGCATGATCGCTTCCCCTTTCGAAGACCGGCAGCTTGCCGGATACAAGGCGCTTCGCAATCCAGCGTGATGTCAGTCCGGCAATGCCCATGACCAGCTGCAGCGGCACTTCGGCAATCCAGGACAGAACCGCCCACATTGCCGCAAAATGCGGGTGCAGCATTCCGGCAAATGCGCCGATCAGCAGCGCAACGCCCAGCGTTGCCCAGACCGACATTCGATGTTGCGGCGGGCTGACGAACATTCCCGCATAACCGCCCGCCACCGCGAACAGGAAACCGGAAACGACTTCCGGCCAGGGCGCGGCAAAGCCGAGCGCGCCGGTCACCAGTGCCATGAAGCCGCTGAAGGCCTGCATCTTCGCATCGACGGTCATGATGCGGAAACCGCTGCAATGGCTGCCGCTTGCGCCTGGGCAAGATTGCTGGCGAAATCAGCGCGCTTGATAATGGCACAACGGCGGAACGAACCGGTCGCTGCGCTGGAACTGCGGCCGATTCGGATAAGCCCGCCAGTGCGCGAAAGGTTTATGATGTGAACCGTATGTTCGGCGCCATCATCCAGCGCGGAATGGAAGGCATCGCGCGTTGCGATCGGAATGCCATCGACTTCAATCGTGAAGGTCAGCGCCGTGCTGGACCCTCCCCAATAGAATGGACCGGAATCGACCAAAAAGGCGCTGCCGCCATCGCCTGATGCCGCATCCTTTGTGAAAGTGAAGATGATGTCATAGTCACCATTGCCCTGCACGCGGTCCATAAACGTGGCCTGGTCAGGATAGATCGCGCCCAGCGCGGCATCAGGTGTCGGCGCAAAGCTGGGACCGGCTTGCAAGAATGGTTCGCCGCCATTTTCATCGATGGCAGTGAACTGGTTCAGTGTTGTCGAGTCGGTAAAGTCGAAATAGCCGCTATCAGCGGAACCGGCGATCAAAGCCAGGAATGCAGCAGATTCGGCAGCGGCGCTAAAGGCAACGCTGGGTTCCGCATTGGCGCTGCCTTCGCTATTTGTCGCGGTGATCTCGCATGAAATGGTCGCTCCGTTCGAAAGGCCCATACCGGTTGCGTCAAGAGTGATCGAGCCCGATGTTTCGCCAGGAATGTCGACGCCATTTGCCTGCCATTGGAACGCAATTGTCGGCACAGGGAAGCCTGCAAAATCATAACTCAAGCTAAGGACTTCACCATCTTCGGGCGTTCCGATGATGGCCGCATTCGACAGGCTTGGCGCTGAATCATCTGGAACCCAGCCCAGCGAAGCCTTGAAGGGGACAACGGCCTGGTCAGCATATGCCTTGTGCGCCAAAGGCCCAGGGTGGAGTCCGCCGCCGTGCCAAGTGTCGCGCACTTGCGTATTTGCTGCGGCGAAGGCTGCAGAACCGCCCAGGAAGGCAAGAGACACGGTAAAGGGTCCATCACCGACAACACCATCGACCTGCGCGGTCCGAACCGGATTTACGCCATCATAGAATGACAGATATGCGCCCAGCGGCGGCGCATCGTTAAAGATCGCATCACCGCTGCCCGAATAGTCGCTCGCCAAAGTCGTCGTGAAGGGTCGAAGGGCAAAGATGTCCCGCTGGGCGCCGGTATCTTCGGATGACACACGCCATGGCGCGAAACTGCCCTGGATTGTTCCATCGGCGCGGAATTCTGCATTCGGATCGCCTAGTCCGTCTGGCCCACCGAACGCCGCGTTGATCTGCCACCGGTTGCCATTGGGATACTCTTGATGAATGCTTTGCGGCGACTGATTTTCGATGGTGTTGTAACCATCACTTGAAACTGGATAGGGCAGCATTTCGGCCTGATAGGCTGGCGTTGCTGCGCTCCCACCGATCGCGGTTCGGAAGGTTGCGAAAAGCGATCGATAACCTGCCTTTTGATCTGTGATCGGCGCGGTCGAACTGTTCGTTCCATGCTGGCAAATGATCGCATCGGCCAAGGGCTCGCCACCGGAAAGCGCGCGGGCCTTTTCCAATAACCAGAGCTGGCGCGGGAAAGCAACAGGATTGCCATGCGTTCCAGCCAATCCGCCGGCAGCCATCCCCCAGCCAGGTATGCACCAGTTGACCATCTGGACGCGGCGGCTCGCGATATTGTCATCCAAGCCCATTTCGAGGAAGCCGAAGGCGCCACGCGAAGTTCGGAACGAATTTCGGATTGTCTGATCGGAGCCATAGCCGATGCTATCGCCAATAGTGAAAACAGAAATTTGGCCAGCGGGTGTCCTGACCATCATCGCGCTGGGCAGCAGTATTCCGCCACCGATGTTCGAGTAATTCGAAGAATCCGAAAGGGTGGCCAATTGGGAAGATGCGGCGCCTTGTGAGCGGGCATCCTTTACAGTGCCACCGAAGATGCTTTCGGTTTCAACGCTTCCGCCGATGACGCGGGCATAGGTGCCGTCGCTGATATGCTGCGCAACGCTGAAATGCTGGGTCACCCTTGCCGGAATCGGATTGGCAGGTGTGAACCTGACCCAGCGCCCATATTGGGTACCGGCGTCCGAAGGGTCGATGATAACGGAGCCATAGCCGCCATCGATCAGTCCAGGCGATCGCTGGCCGCCTTCATCGCGCGTGGCCATACCTTCGATTGTGACAACGGAAGTTGTATCGACTTCGCCGCCTGCGCCTGGCGTTTGCGCGGCAAAAGCCGCGAATGCGAACCAGACATCGGCGACTTCGAAATCCGGCATACCGACAGCGAAATCGCCGGCAACAAAGTTGTTGCCAGATTTCGTGGCGAGCGATGTAGGCAAGCGTAGGCCAACGCCCGCGAATTTGAGCGGCGACAGCGAAATCGTCTCTTGCCGCAACAAGGCAGCTTCAGCGCGAACCGCTGCATCTTCAGCGCGTTGCGCTGCCGCGTTGGCAGCAGTCGAAATCGCTGCCAGCAAGGCGCCGATCGACAATCGCGTAGCCTCGCCATTCTTGACCAAAGGCAGCACTTCATTGCCATCGATCAGCGAAGGCAAGATTTCTGGAAGGTCGGAAATTTTTGGCACTAGTCGATCTCCGGCCAAAGGGGATTGGCGGCGATCGGATAATCGCCAAGGCTGGCAGCTGCCGCGCTGCCGATGTCTTCTTCGATCAGCGCCGATGCCTGCCGAATGGCATCGATCTGCGCAAAACGGGCCGCGCCTTCGGGGCTCGGTTCGCGGCTGTCATTCAATTGCCGCCACATGGGTGCGACAGCATTGATGCGCCGCGCGGCTTCGATCTTCACGGCCTTCACCAGTTCGGCACGCCGCGCATCGGCGGAAAAGCGCGGAACCTGCAGCATAGGCTTGCCGGCCTTGTCGGCGGCGATGACCTTGCCTTCGGCCTGGCCATCCATCAGCTGCGAATGCTTTTGTGCGGTGATCTTGACCGCATCATCGGGAATGGCATCGCCATGCAGATCGCTGTCGAAGAAAGCGGGCTGGCCATCGACCAGGGCGAAGTAAATCGTCATCGGCCTATCTCCCGATCGCAATGTAGGAAGCCAGGTGCGAAGTGGCGGCATTGTAAGCCACGCCGCTGAAGCGGGTCAGCGTTTCATTGCGGAACGCGACCGCATTGTCCTGCGCGCCGAAATCGGTGACCGAACCGTTCGCGATCGCTGCATAGCATTCGTTCGGGAAAGCGATCGGCCAAGTGACCGTTGGCGAGGAATTGCCATTCGCCATGAACCGGCCATGCTGGATGATGAGCCCGCCGGTGCCAGGAATGGTCGCGTAACCGTTCGTGATGGCAGATCGCGGGAAGCTGGCGAGCGAAAGCGGGGTCAGTGCCTTGTTATTGATGATCTCGGCAATGGCTTCGGCGCCGGTGGCGGCCAGAACCTGCAGGGTGCGATTGGCGGTCAGATTGCCGCCACCGGTCACCAGCCCGCTGCCGGTGATGGTGATCGCTTCCAGCGAATCGATCAGCGCCTGCAGCGCTGCATCGCCATCGCCGCGATTGACGACTTCGGCATCGATCAGCGCCTGAAGTGCGGAATCGTCATTCTGTCGCGCTGCCGATTCACCGGCCAGCGCGGCCATGACAAAGGCGATGCGGCTCGCCAGCTTCAGCGGGGTGACCGCGCGCGTGTCATCGATCTCGGCATCGACTTCGGCCTGGGTCGCCAGTTCGATGACGCCTTCGACATTCTCGGTCGCGCTGCTGAAGCCGCCGATCAGCGCAGCGATGACCGCCGCCAGCTTCAGCGGTGTGACAATGCGTTCATCATCAGTGCCGGCATCGACTTCGTCTTGTGTGGCGATCTCCGCAACGCCTTTGACCGTCTCGGTTGCGGGCGGATAAAGGAACGTTGCATCGCCGAAATCGATCGCGCCGGCATCGGTATCGGCGAAGGCGATGTCGACCGAAAAGAGGAAGGCGCCGATAGACGTTTTGCGAATGATCGCGGTCGCCTGCGAATAGGTGGCGAAAAGTGTGCCATCATGCAGGAAGAGCCCGAAGCCCAGAACATCATAGGTGTCGGCATCGGAATCCTGCGCGGTCATGTGGATGACCGTTTCGCTGACCGATTGGCCGCTGACCGTGGCGATGCGCTTGGCCTCGTTTGGCAGCGCGGTCAGCGTCGGCGCGGCAGTGAAGGCGCGATCGCTGATGCCCAGCTGGGCGATCACGATATTGGCGGTGTTGCCGGCCTGCGCGTTCACCAGCGCATCCAGCCCCGCTTCGGTCAGCACAAGGGTGATCGGTTCGGACATCAGGCGGCCTCCAGGAAATTGCCGCTTTCATCCTGCAGCGGCTCGCCATCTTCGGTTTGCAGATAGGTCGACCAGACAGGGTCGGCGGCGGCGGTTTTGTCGGCAATGCCAGCAACGCGGCCATGCAGCGCGACGGTTGCCGCGCCGATCAGGCCGATCTGCGCCTGCGCGCGCAGGCGGTGGACAGCCAGCATATGGCTGCGCAGCGGCTTTACCTTGGCTATGTCGCGCAGCAGCGCTTCGACCAGCGCTTCATCATAGGTGACCGCCGACACGGAAGGCGCGGGCAATTCCAGGCGGAAGGTGTGCGCGGCCAGGTTGGCCTTGTCTTCAAACCATTCGACCAGACCGATCAGCGGGTCGAACCGGTCCAAAACCTGGCGCAACGATGCCCGCGTTCCCTTGCATCGCTGGTCGGCAATCGCGCTCGCCACCGCCGCGCGCTTTTCCGCCTCGGTCCAGTTCGCATCCCAGAAATCGACCGACACACCCCATGCGAGAAAAGGCAGCAGGCCGAGCGGGCAAGTCGCAGGATTCCACAGATCGCGCAAAGGCGTCGGCACTTCGGCCAGTTCGCCAGCAGCGGCGCTTTCGATTGCGCGTTCATAGGTGGTGGCGTTCGGCGGCAGCAGCGTCATACGTCCAGCCCCGCAATGGTGATGGCGATCGGGTCGGCATGGGCGGCTTGCGTTTCGCCGATGGTGACATCGGCAGCGGGCGCGACAAGGTCGACATTTTGGACGCCGGCAACATGAAGCGCGGCGAAGATCGCGCTGCGCGTGATGTCGCGGCCAATGCGGCGATTGGTCGCCAGCAGATCGGCCAGCTGCGCTTCAGCCGTGGCGAGAATCAGCGCCGAATCCGGCCCAGGGTAAAGGGTCAGCTGCGCATCGATCGCGAAGGTGATGATCTCGGCAGATTGGACGGTGACTTCATCGGTCAGCGGGCGAACGTCATCGGCATTGGTCGCGGCTTCGACTTCGGCCAGCAATTCCGCCGGCGCAGTGCCATCGCCATCGCGCGCCAGCACACTGACCAGCACTTCGCCAGGCGCGGGGCTGGTCGCGGCGACATCGGCGACATCGCCCGATGCGGCCAGCGCGTGGAAGACATAGGCAGCAGCAGGACCGGCGACCGAAAAGCTGTCAGGCGCCTGCAACACGCGGCGGCGCAGATCGGCATCGCTTTCGAACACGGCAGGCGCGCCGGTGTCTTCATTCGCGGGCGTGATTTCGCGGCGGGTGACGCCATAAAGCGCGGCCAGCTGGTCCAGATCGCTGCCGCCGGCAAAGGCCAGCATACAGGCGCGCGCCGCATCATTTACCCGCTGGCGCAGAACCAGCACTTCATAGGAAAAGACCTCCAGCAGCTTGATCGCCGGTTCACTTTCCAGATCGGCAGTGAATTGGGGAAAGGCCGCGATGAAGCGCGCCTTCATCTTCGCCAGAATCGCTTCGAAATCCAGTTCTTCGATAACCGCTGGCGCCGGCAGGCGCGACAGGTCAATCGCGGTGGACGTTGCGCTGGAAGTGGTGGCGGCGGGCATGGGGGCTGGATGCCCGCGCCATATCGCGCGCGTAAGGGGCTGGGCGGGTGGATGCGGCTTTGACCGCGCGCGATGATGCGAGTTGAACTTACAGTATTATGTAGCGATAGACCGCTGCTGCGGTGCCAGAAAGTGCAAGTAGTGCAACCAGTAGCTTGAGCGTCGTTGGCACTTTATCCCTCCAGAACGTCAGCTTCAATTCGTCAACAATCCAATCGACCTGGTGCTGGCCAAAGAACTTTAGATGAGCCCACCAGTCGCTGAGAAAAATCTGTCGACTAATGCTGATGTTGTAATACTCGGCCTCAATAGCATCGAGTTCAGTCTTTGCATCCTGCACCGGTTTGCCTGCATCCACACTGCGGTATAAGGCCCGAAGCTGGTTGAATAGCTTGGTTAGAGATTTCCCAGCGACTTCGTATTCGCCACTTCGATAATTCGCAATGTATATCAATCCTACGCCTACAATAATGAGTATTGCGCTTGGTGTCTTGTCAGCCAGCCAATCTGTAAAAAGAGCGAAGATGCTGACTGCGAATGATGCCCAGCCAATCCACCCTGGCATCTTTTCGACCATGTCGAAGGTGGCGAAGTGCTTTTTTGCCCCGAAACCTACGTTGTAAGCAGTTTCAGCAATTGATCGCTTTAGATCGTCCCGCGTCATAGCGCCTCCTCATCATCGATGCGAACGTGGATCCGGTCTTTGGCGACCACTACGTCATTTATCACTGCATAGCACTCGACAATGTGATCGCCGAAAAACGTGCTGGTCTCGGTCTTTTCGCCGCGACCTGCATCCATGACGATCTGCCCGCGTATCATTTTGCGCCTAATTGCTCGCGGTCCACGATTAAGAACCTTCCAGTAGAGCGTGTGAGGCGTGGGAACGTCGTTCCGGACGATATGGAATCGCAGGGACTTGGCGACTGGTAGGAACATCCCAAGGCGGTACATCTCGCGCAGCAAGCGTGGCCGGAAACCGACTTGATTGACCTCGCATTCGATGCGCAGCGGATAACGGATGTCGACGCCGAAGCGATCTTCGATAAACTGTTCGGTGTTTTCTGCGCTGAAGCCCGCATCTTCAAGCACCGCAGCCTTGACCAATTGGCCCTCAGCTGCTGGAAATCCACGACCGATAATCGCGCGCCAAGTCTCATTCGCCTTCGCGGTCCCCTCGGCTTCGCACGCTTTCACGGCCATCGCATGCGCTTTCTTGGCCTTGCGCTTGAAGCTTTTTTTGACCTTGACGTGCTGCCCGCTGCCTAACGCGTTGAAGCGATTTTGATCCGGCAACTCGCTGAGATATTCTAGGAAATCTCTAAGCATCCAATCGTAGTAGGAATAGCTGCGGTCATCGTATTCGTCGGTTCCGGAAAGATAGTTGAAGGCGAGCGTATCGATCAGCAGGCCGCCCATGGCCACGCCGTGCTTGTTCTTCCAAGCGCGCGCCATCTTGCAAAGAGCCCGGAGATTCCCGTTCTTTTCAGCATCAGCTGCCCCGATCGCATCGATTTCTTCCTTCGGACGGGTGGTTTTCCACGCGCCACCATTGTAAGTATCCGGATATAGATAGCCGCCGCCCTCGGCGGCGAAGACTGGTTGCACTTCAATGTGGAACTTCTGATAGAGCACCCGAACGACCAACCTATCTACTTTGACCACGGTTTTCGGGTATCTCGCTTTGATCGCATCCGAAGCGGCGGTGAGCAATTTTGATTGGCCGCCCTTTCGATAATCTTCCCATGCGCTCGCTGGCATTATGTAGAGCATATCGAGATCGGAAATGCCCTTAATCGCCGTTTTTCGCCCGTAAGAGCCGACCTGAAGACTATTGCTTGTTTTGGAATCTGTATCCCTAAAGCACTGATTTAGTGCCCTCGTTATTTCGCCATATCGAAGAGAAATAGTCGCGGCATTATCGATCGCGATGCTTTGCAAGAATAGCTTGAAGTCTTCGGACGTAGATATTGGCGTACCCTCCCTTGTCGGAGAGAGCATATAGGGTGGCGTGCGTTGCGTTCAAGAATGCAAAAACTATGGCGGCGTGTCGAACAGTTCGGCGGCGATGTCGATCGCGGCTTTGTCATCCTCTCGCCCGAAACCCAACAGGCGGCGCGCCGGATAGCGGGTGTATATCTTGCGGCCATCGGGGCCGCGCCCGACATAGCCGCGCAGGCCGAAATGATGCTCGGCAGGGATGCGCGCCTTGCCTTTGGGCGCCATTTCCACGCTATCAGGCCGCGCGGTGATCTGCCATCGGCGGGCATAACGCAAACGCTTGAACATTGTGCCGCCAGCCTTTGCGCGAACGCGCCCGCGCCGGTCCAGGCGGCTTTTGCGTTCTTCCATCGCCCCGCCATCGGGTTCGACATTGTCTTTGATGCGGGCAAGGTTTGACCGGCGCAGCGCCTGACCTAGCTTCAGCAGCGCGCCGCGCCGTTTGCCTGGCGAAAGTCCCTGCAGGATGCGCCCGAACCAGCTATCCAGCCCGTGCAGCGCATCGGAATCATAATCAGTCATCGGCAACAATCGTATCGACGCCGGTCAGCGGCGGCGTGTCATCCAGCTGCAGCGGCAGCGCAGGCGATGCATCGGTAAAGAGCGGGTCAGGCTCGGCCTGATATTCGATCTGCCAGCTTTCATCCTGGTTCTGGGTCACGCTGACATTCTCGGTCAGCGGGATGGTGAAAACGACATCGGCGGTGTCATTGTCTAGGATGTCGGTTTCGAAGCTGTAGGAATTGCCGCTGCCGGCGCGCAGCAGATCGGGCTGGTTCACGCGCGACCAGCGATTGATCGCATGGGCGATCTGCGCGACATCGGTCTTCACTTGGGTCAGCAGAACCGAAAGCGGGTATTCGAAGGCAAAGCCATGGCTTTCGGTCTGGCGCGCGCGAACCGCGCCATCTTCGACCCAGATGACCAGGCGATCGGGCTGTTCGCGCAGTTCCGGCAGCGCGGCGGTCAGCGCTTTGCGAAGGCTGGTCGGCTTTTGCATGGCTTTGCCCCTAATCCCATAGCTTGACGGTTTGCCGGCGGGCGGCCTGCTGCGCTTCGGCAGCGGCTTCGGTCAGGTCGACTTGCGTCCCGCCAGGCAGCTGCGCGCCCAGATCGCCCAGCCCTGGATTGCTCGCCAGTGCGCGTTCGGTGACGCCGGCAGTGCGGCCCAGAACGCGCCAGCAAATGGCATCGATGGTTTCGCCCTGCTGCGCGGTGGCGATCATATCAGTTCGACCACATTGCGGCCCAGATCGGGCTCGCCTGCTGGGCCGAGCCCGCGCAGATCGGAAACCGCTTCATAGGCTTTTCGGCGATAGGAATCGGCGGTCAGGCGCTTTTCGTCTTCGCGGTCCAGAATGTCATCGGTCGCGCTGACATCGGTATGCGTATCCATCAGTTCGGCGGCGGCGTAATAGATCAGGATGCGGCGCCAGATCACTTCGGCCATATTCTCGCCCGCCAGCGTGGCATCGCTGACATCAGCAAGGCCGGCGAGGCCCGCTTCGGCATGGGCGCTGCGCCAGGCGGCCAGCGCTTTGATGCCGGCCAGCATCGCGGCGATCACAGCTTCGGCTAGGCGGGCTTCGGTAACCGCGCCATCGCCGATGCGAATGCGCGCGCGAACAGCATTTGTATTGATACCAGGGAACCAGCCATCGGCTTCGATCATCTGGCCTGCTGCCGGTTCGGCATTATCGGGCGGCGCTGTAAATCCGGCCATGGTGGTTCCCTAATCAATTGGGGGAGTGAGAAAGGCGCGACAGCCTTCGGTGTTACCCGCGCTTATCGTTCCAATCGCTCCCCCAGCGCCGTGGGGCGATCGGTAGCAGGGCGGCGGAGCCGACCCGCAATCTCTATTCGGTCGCGGCCTCTGCCTCGGCAGCTTCGCGCAATTTCGCCAGCTGGCGTTGGACCTGTTCGATGTCCTTTTTGACGCCCGCCGCTTTGTCCAGGGAGAGCGCGCGCTTGAGCTGCGCCAGCGCTTCGGTCAGGAAGGCGGCGGCGCCACCGGCGGGCGCGCTGTCATCGCTCGCATCGAAGGCTTCGGCCTTGGCGCGCCAGCTTCGGCCCAGCGCCTTGTGCAGCTTGGCCTTGGCGGCATCGGGCATATCGGCATCAGCGGTCAGGCTTTCGATGCGGACCAGCAGCGCATGATCGACCGTAATGGGGGCATCGATTTCAATCTGGGCAATGTCTTCGCGTAGGAAACAGGCAACGCTGCGCTTGTATCGTTCGGGCATCGCCAGGCCGTGGCGCAGTGCGAATTCGCCGATCTTTACCGCGACTTCGAATTCGCCGATGTCGATCGCCCAGACCATGCAGGTCATCACGATTTCATCCTGGACCGGTTCATCAGCATCGACAACGCCCATGACCCAGGGCGCGAAGCTGGCCAGGAATTGCTTCTTCAGCGGCTTGCGCGCTTCATGGCTTTCGACATCCTGCAGCTGGCGCAGATTGTCATGCAGGCGAACCTTCAGCGCCGCATATTCCTGGCCGGCTTCGGTCGCTTCATCGGGCGCGGCGATCGCGGTGGTGGCGATGGCTGCGCCGGCAGCGGCAGCCAGCTTGCGCTGGCGGTTGCGAAGAAAAGGGCTGGTCATGCGGGGCTCTCCGAAAAGGTGGCAAGTGGTGCAGCCGCCGGCATAATGGGGGGCATTATGCCGGCGACCGGCAGGTCGGCGCGGCCATGTGGGAACCGCGCCAGATCAGTTAGGGCGCGGGCCGTGCGCTGGCTTCGCCCATGACGATATTCTCGACCAGAACCGCCAGTTCATATTCTTCGATGACGTAGGCTTCGTTCACCGATTCATAGTTGGCGATGCGATCATATTCCGGTTCATCCTTCAGCTGCCGGCGGCGGCTGCCTTCCTGCCAGTAGATCGACAGGTTCGACATTTTCGTGATGAGCACGGCGTTTGCAGGGAAGCCGCTGACCCGATAGGCGCGCAGGCCGCCAATCATCTTGGTCGATGCCAGAATGCGGTCGGTCGCTTCCTGTTCGGTCGCGGTGTTGCCGGTCTGCTGGGCGATGTTGAAATACTTGTCATCCAGCAGATCATGGCCAACGATAACGACCAGATCGGTATCGCCGCGGTGCGCCTCGTGAATGCCGCGCTTGGCGTCCAAAACCAGCGCATCCAGCGAAGAATAGTCTGCAGCGGCATTCAGTTCGCTGTCAGCGACTTCGGCGTCGTAAAGGTCGACACCGGCCTTCACATAGATCGCGTCCAGCGCATCATCATCGCTGCCATCGCTATGCACGGTCAGCGCGCCATCAGACATGACCTGGGCAGGCGCATCGGTGCGCAGCTTGTGCAGCCAGCCCTCGTTTACGTCCTGCAGCAGCGGGTTGGCAGCGCGGTCGGTATTCGCCGCCGCGCTGGTGCCGTTGAAGCCGATCAGGATGCGATCGCGGGCCTGGCGGCGCAGGATGCTGTCGCGCAGGATGGTCTGGAAATCGGGCTTATGCGCCCAGGCATCGATCAGCGCATAGGGCTGCGACCAATCGTAATTGGTCTTGCGGCACAGATACCGATGCTTTTCATCGGGATTGCCCATGGCTTGCGGGTTGCGGCGATTGCCGCCGCTGGTGTCCTGGCGGCCCGCGATCGAACCATCGACGCCGACGCCCAGGACCGCGCCTTCCTGTTCGGAAACGCCGATCATGTTAATCATTTGCAGGAATTCGTTCGTCTCTTCGAGACGCGATTCCAGCTTCTGTTCGACATTCGGGTCGACGTTGAACTTGACCGTGCCGGCATCAGGCGCGGCCATCGCCGGCAGCGAATTGAGCAAGGCAATCTTGCTAACGAAAGCGCCGAAAAGCTGGCGGGTGCGAAGTTTCATGGTTTTGGCGTCCTTAAGCGAAGTGATGCGGGGCTTCGTTCGGGGTTGGCGTTAGGGTTGCGGGCTGGGTCAGCAGTCGGTTTCGACCAGTTCGCCCTGCGCGCCAGCAGCGGCGGGGCGGGCCGAATAGCCAGGCGCGGGGTCGGTCTTCAGCTGGTCTTCCAGCTTCTTCACGCGCAGGCTGAAGCTGTCATTCTGGTCGGCGATCTGGGCCTGCAGCTTGCCGATCTCGGTCGAAAAGGCCTTCCCCATGTCTTCGAACATCGGGCGCAACGTGGCGAAGGCAGCGGCAGCATCACCGGCCTGACCAGCCTTCGGCTTGTCATCGCCCTTGCCGGCATCGGCATCGCCGCCGAACTTCGCGGCAAAGCCATCCAGCATCCCGCCCAGCTTGGTCAGGAAGCTGGTGCCGGCATCGGTCGGCGTTCCGTCATCTTCGGCGAAGGTGAGCGCGAAAGCGCTTTCCGCATCATCGGTGCGCAGAACCAGCGAACCAGGCATCTGGCGATTGAACTGCATCCGTTCGGTCGCGATCGATGCGGGGCTGTCGGTCAGCGCAACGCCCATCAGATAGGCCTTGCCGGTGCCGGCGAAGTTCGGCTGAATTTCGACCGAAGGGTAAAGTTTCTGGCCGGCCTTGTTCATCGCCTTGGCCTTGTCATCGACATCGAACGTGCCGAACAGCGCGACCCGCTTTTCGACCTTGTCATGCAGCTTGATTTCGACTTCCTCGGTCGATAGTTCCAGAACATCGCCATAGGCGCCGAAATCGCTGCCAGGCACAACGCCGCGAATGTGTTCGATATTCAGCCGCGCGCCATAGGTGTTCGGGTCATAGCCTTCGGCCATTTCGCGCAGCATATCGGCGCTGATCTCGCGACCGTCCACGGTGGCGCCGGCGACAGCAAGGCGGAATTTCTTCGTTTTCATGGGCTAAACTCGCTTCCAGTGTTGCGGCGCCCTGCCTTTGACAGTCCAGGCGCATCGGTATCGCCGCCACAAGGCTGAAACCCGCGCGCCGATGCAATGTCGCGCGCGGGTGGATGCGGCATTCACCGGCCAAGGCGATAGACCGCACAGCCTGCGCGGGGTGCATGGCAACGCCATGCACTTGCTGCCCGCCCATGCCGGTGAAACCGAACTGACCGCTGCCTATCTGCAGCGCTGCGCGCGCTCGCTCTATTGGCGGGGCTGGCCGCTTAACGAAATCGCCGCCGAACTCGATGTGAAATACCAGACCGTCGCCAGCTGGAAGCGGCGCGGCAGCTGGGATGATGCGAGCCCGCGCCAGATCATCGAAGACCGCATCGAAGCGAAGATCGCCAGCTATCTGGACCGGCCCGATTTCAACGAAGGCCATATGAAGCGGGTCGACTTCCTGACCCGCCAGATGGAGCGCATGGCGCGCATCGCGAAGTTCGAACGAACCGGAAAGGAAGGCGATCTCAATCCGAAGATCGCCGCGCGCAATGATGAAGCCGCGCAGGCCAAGCGCGATGACAAACGCCGCAACTTCCTGAGCCGTGAAAACTTCCAGGCGCTGCTGGATGACTTCCACGAAAAGAACTTCGCCTATCAGGCGGGCTGGTGGGCGCAGCGCGACCAGCGAACGCGCAAGATTCTGAAATCCCGCCAGATCGGCGCGACCTGGTATTTTGCCCGCGAAGCGCTGGCGAAGATCGCTGAAGATGTTCTGGCCGGCAGGCAGCCGCGAAACCAGATATTCCTCTCGGCATCGAAGCGCCAGGCGATGAAGTTCAAGCGCGAACTGGTCAGCTGGGTGAAGCGGGTCTGCGATGTCGATCTGGCCGGCGACCCGATCATGCTGGATTTCGGCGGGCTGACCGGCCCGCCCTCAAGTAGCGAAGCGGTAGGGCAAGAATGCGATGGCGAGCCTTTGGCGCTGGACCAGGTCGGCCTTTATCCGATTTCGACCAATTCGAACACGGCGCAGGGCGAAAGCGGCGACTTCTATTTCGACGAATTTTTCTGGGTCCATGGTTTCGCCACGCTGCGCAAGGTCGCTGCCGCGATGGCAACGCACAAGATTTACAAGCGGACCTATTTTTCGACGCCATCGACCAAAACGCATGAAGCCTATGCATTCTGGTCAGGCGAGGAATGGAACCAGGGCAAGGCCAAGGCAAAGCAGCGCGAATTTGATTGCAGCCATGCGAATCTGGCCGGTGGCAAGATCATGCCCGATGGCAGCTGGTGCCAGGTGGTTACGCTCGCCGATGCGATTGCCGGCGGGCTCGGCCAGCTGGTCGACATCGATGAACTGCGCGAAGAATCCAGCGAAGATGAATTCCGCAATCTTTACGGGTGCGAATTTGTCGATGATGCGGCCAGCAGCTTTCCCTGGCATCGCCTGGCGCCCGCGCGGGTCGACAGCTTCTATCGCTGGCGCGATTTCAAGCCCGCGCTGCTGGACATCCCAGGCGGCAGGCCGTTCGGCGATGCGCCGGTCTGGCTCGGCTATGACCCGAACAAGCAAGGCCGCGATGATGCCGCGCTGGCCATTGTTGCCGCGCCCGATCAGCCTGGTGTCAGCAAGCTGCGCTGCCTGGACAAGTATCGCCTGAATGATCGCGACTTCCAGGGTCAGGCCGATTTCATTCGCGACATCGCCGCCCGCTATAATGTGACCGACATTTCGATCGACACTACAGGCCACGGGCGCGCGGTGTTCGAACTGGTGAAGCGGTGGTTCCCTACGGTTCGCGCGATCGAATATTCGGTCGCGACCAAAACCGCGCTGGTCATCAAAGGACAATCGCTTTTCCGCGCGAACCGTGTCGAATTCGATACGGGCTGGACCGATGTCATGCAGGCTTTCATGGCCATCAGGCCCACGCTGACCGGCAGCGGGAAGGGTGTCACCTATACCGCCAGCAGGAACGGCCAGATCGGCCATGCCGACATCGCCTGGGCCTTCCTGCACGCCTTTTCCAATGAACCGCTGGACGTTGCCGCCGCTGCCGAAGCCGCTGCCGGCGACCAGTTTATCGTCTCCGACTAATCGCCGACCAAAAGGATCTCCGAACCATGACCGAACTCGCCATCGACGCCGCCACCAAAACCGGCCCAGAAATTGCCCCCGAAACGGCGATGGCCATCCCCGATGATGCCAAAGCGATGGTCTTCAGCTTCGGCGATGCCGAAAGCGTTCTGGATAGCCGCGAACTGGCCGACTATTTCGAAATCTATCATAACGGCAAATGGTTCGAACCGCCGCTGCCGATGGATAAGCTGGCGAAGGTTTTCAATATGGCGCCAGGCCATCGCAGTTCGATCGCGCTGAAGGTGAACCTGCTGGTCGGCGTTCATCAGCCGACCGCCCAGCTGTCGACCGATTCTTTCGAACGAACCGCGCTGGATTTCCTGCAAATGGGCAATGGCTATCTGGAATCGGTGCCGAACCGCGCGGGCGGGCTCGCCATCGCGCGCCACGCGCCCGCTCGGCATATGCGCGCGCCAAAGGATGCCGGCGCCGGTTACTTCTTTGTCGGCGCCAATCCCATGGGCGAGTATCGCGGCAGCCCTGCCATCCAGGCCGAACACCAGTTCCGGCCTGGCGCGATCTGCCATCTGCAGCAGCCCGATGTCGCGCAGGAAATCTATGGCTTGCCCGAATGGCTATCGGCGCTGCAGGCGGGCCTTTTGAATGAGAACGCGACCCTGTTCCGCCGCCGCTACTATTTGAACGGCGCCCATGCGGGCTTCATCCTCTATGTGAATGATGCCTTCGCCGACAACGAAACCGCCGACAAGGTTCGCCAGGCGATGAAGTCGACCAAAGGCGTCGGCAACTTCAAGAATATGTTCTTCTATATGCCAGGCGGGAAAAAGGATGGTGTGCAGCTGATTCCGGTCGGCGATGTCGCGGCAAAGGATGAATTCACCGGCGTGAAGAACATCAGCCGCGATGATATGCTGACCGCGCATCGCGTCCCGCCACAGCTGATCGGTATCGTGCCGACCAATGCCGCCGGCTTCGGGAAGGTCGGCGAAGCGCTGGACACGTTCTTCCAGATCGAAATCGTGCCGATCATGCGCCGCATGATGGCGATGAACGACTTCTTCGGCGAAGAAGTGCTGCGATTCGGCAATTACAGCGCCAGCGATGGCAGCCAGATCACGCCGACAGGGGAGCGTGTTGCAGTCAGCTAAGGGCCATTGGCCCGCACACTTCTCAAGGTTAGTCAAACCAAAATGCGACAAGCCGTGTAAGGTCCGCGAATTATCCCCGACCCATTATCCGCCACCGCTATCGAATCGCGCTGGCGCCTCACATAAGTAAATGTGGAAGCCCCGCCATTCTTCTGATCAGGCGGGGCTTCCCCGAAGGGCCAACGGCCCACCGGCTTCACAAGCGCGTCATTGCTTCAAAGCAATCGCTCGGTCAAGCTGATTGGTTCTTCGGTTTATTGCTGAAACCATAAGGAACTAAAACCAATGACCGATTACTCAATCACTTATGTTCATAACTCTTTCCACATTCGCCGCTATCTCGCGAACCAGGGCGGGGTGCCGATCGGGCATTTTTCGGTTCTGACCGAAATGATCTTCCTCTTGATCGCGCCGCTGGAACAGCTGGGCTATGAACTGCCCGAACGTCTCTGGCCGGATATTTCATCGGGCCGGTTCTTCGCCGGCTTCCTGCGCGAAGAACATGGGCTGTCGCTCCGCGATCTGCCGACCTACGTTCACAAGTTCGAAGATGACAGGAAGCCGGTGCTGGCGAAGGCCTATCCCGAAGACCTGCTGCCGCTTTTCCGGCGTTATTTCCGCGAAGTGTGGCTGCCGACCCGCGCGCCTGGCTATTTTGCCGAGCGCGACCCTGCCGCGCTTCCCTATCTCGAAGTCCTGCTGCAGCGCCTGGCGGCATGATCTGGCGGCGCGCGGCGATCAGGTAACGCCGCGCGCCTTCCAGAATTCTCGCCAATCATCGACATTGTCTTCGATGCTGCAGCCTTCGCCCGATGCGCTTGCCAACGCGCGTTCGATTGCGGCCAGCTGTTCGCGCGTCTCGCAATGATCGATCGACCGCCGCGAACCGGCGATCTCATTTCCCTCTGGGTCGGTCACGAATAGATAATGGCGCAT